TTCTCTAATATATATATATATAATTAATATATACTTACTATTATAATATACTTACTATAATAAGTACTATATATATAATACACTAAATATAGAGTATAATAATATTTTTGTTAAAAACATTTGGTAGTTTGTAAATAAGTTTGTAATATTGTCATGTTATTAATTTAACAAACTAAATATTTAACTTAAATTTTTCAATATTCAATACAAATAATAAAACAAAGTCAGAAAGAATCCTAAGAAACTGGTACTCAATAGATACAAGTGGAAAGGTAAAACACTTAGCTAGAAAACTTGAAGAAGTAACACTAGAACTTCTACAAAAGGAAGTAGGTGGTAACATACAAGTCTTAAATTTAGACCTCAATAATTGTCTATACTTGAATGAAGATGGTATGAATCTCAATATGGAGAGAAATTATCCTGCTACAGTATTAATCAGATTAGCATTTCCTAATGCAGTACAATCATTTTTAGATGGTTATGCTTTGGGAACTATAGTTGTATGTTTTGAGGAGTATTCTCATGCTGATTACTGGTGTAGAGAAAAATCAGGATATAAAAACAATGTAGAAATACTACAAGATTTAATAAATAAAACTTGATGCTTATGAAACACAAATCCAACATGGAATAAAGAGATACTTAGGTGATAGCAGGTGTCTCTTTTTTTTTGTACCTTATTCAAATGGCAAGAAAAGTTAAAAGAAAAACATTAGTAAGAAAGTTAGATAGGATATTCAGTCTATATGTTAGGACTAGAGATTCTGATAAAACAGGTTATTGTCAATGCTGTACTTGTGGAAAGAAATTAAAGATAAAAGAAGTTCATTGTGGTCATTTTATGAGTAGGAGACATATGATAACTAGATGGGATGAAGAAAATGTAGCTGCTCAATGTGCAGGATGTAATACATTTAGATCAGGAGAACAATATAAGTTTGCATTATTTTTAAATGATAAATATAATACAGATAAGTCTAGTGAACTACTACAGAAATCAAGGGAAACAGCTAAATACTCTATTACAGATTTAGAAGAAATGATAGAACATTATAAAACTTTATTAGACAAACTATAATAGTTTATAATATTATTACTATATTAGCTGTAAGAAAAAACATTTAATTTATGAGCATATATAAAAATAAAAGAGAAGAAGATACTGCTAAAGACAGTAAAATCACAGTACTTAATATAGAAGTAAAGCACCTCAGAACTCAACTTAGAGAACAAATTGAGGAGAATGTTGATCTACACAGATTAACAAAAGCTCTTAATCATGAAATCATGATGCAAAGAATGGAGCTTACATCTTTAAAAAAAAAAGAGAATCAAATTAATAACTTAAATCATACCTTTGATGGTATTCAAGAATATGAAAACTAGTACAATTAAATCAATTGCAGCAAATGGAAGTTGGTCAAATGGGACTCAAACTTTTAATAAATACACAATAGAATTAGCTAATGGAGATATTCCAAACTTTTCAGCTATAGGTGAATTCAAAAGAAAAGTAGGAGATGTTATCTACTACACCTTAGATGAAGATAAAAATTATGCTAAATTACAACAGACACCTCAAGATGCACCAGTACAGAACACACCAGTACAAAAGGCATCAGTAGGAGGAGGAATGACACAACAAGAATCTATTTCTAGAAGTGTTGCATGGAATAATGTTAGTCAGTTTATATTTTCTCAGGAATTTCAGAAATATAATGATGATAAAACAGAGGACAATGGGAAGCAATTAATCTTTTCAGTTAGACAACAAAAGATGATTAATCAAGCTGCTAGTGCTGCTAATATTATATATAAAGAATTATTAACTAAACCTGAATAATTATGGCAAAACCTGATTTTGTTGCAGGTGTTTATGTAGAGGAATCTCCTAAAGACTTTGTAATAACAAAAATGAGATTAAGTGTGGAAAGATTTACACAATTTCTCCAAGATCCATATGTTAAAGATTTCTATAATAAAAATAATGGTTATCTTAACATGGATGTTTTAAAAAGTAAGAATGGTAAACTGTATATTCCATTCTCAGAATTTATACCTGAGAAAAAAGTTACAACAACTGATCACAATCCTGATAGAGAACTTGATGAAGTTCCTTTCTAAAATAAATAAACAATGATTCTAGACATGCAATCCCAACTTGAACTCATACATAAAATCAGAAATGGTGAAATCAAAGAGGGGTTAGGTCTAGGTATTAAATCATTTGATACATATTTTAGATTTAAGGAAGAATTTGGAGTATTTTTAGGACATAGTAATGTTGGTAAAACACATTATTGTTTCTATTTAATGTTTTTATATTCTTATAGGCATGGACTTAGATGGTTGTGCTATAGTAGTGAAAATGAAGTTTACAGTAATATTAAAAGAATCATAGAGTTTAAGTGTGGTCTGCCTATTAACAAGATTGATGAAGATGTATTGGAAAAGGAGAGTAAATGGGTGGACTCACATTTTAAGTTTATAGCAATTGATGATATACAAACTTATAAAACTCTACTAGAACTAGGATCTGATATTAAAAAGTCATGGGATTACAATGGTTTCCTAATTGATCCTTATAACTCACTAGCAAAAGACAGAGAATTATTTAGAAGTGTTGGAGGTCATGAATATGATTATACTGTATGCTCTGAATTTAGATTATTTTGTCATAAACATAAAGTAGCATTATGGTTAACTACACATGCTGTAACTGAGGCTTTGAGAAAAGTGCATTCTGCTCATCATGAATATGCAGGTTATCCTGTATGTCCTAAATTTTCAGATTGTGAAGGAGGGGGAAAGTTCTCAAATAGACCTAATTTTTTTGTTTCTATTCATAGAATGGTTCAGCATCCTTTGGATTGGATGATTACAGAATTACATGTATTAAAAATAAAAGACACATCAACTGGTGGTATGCCTACAACATTTCAATCACCAATAAAAATGAGATCTGTGATTAATAATGTAGGTTATAGTATTGAAGGAGAAAACATGAAGGATTTAATAGATGAATATACTAGAGAAAGCATTTCAAAAACATAGCACATGGATTAACATCTGTAAGAGCTTTGGTTTGAGCAGATACTATGCTGAAGATTTAGTAATGGAAATGTATATTAAACTAGATTATATTTGTAATGTTAAAGGAACTGATATAATTTACAGAAAAGAAGGACAAGATGATGATCTTAATTACTATTACATTTGGAAGATTCTTTATACAATGTTTCTCCAACTTAAAAAGAAACAAAGCAAAGTTAATTATATTGGAACAGAGATATTACAAAACATTGAAGGATCACAAGAAGTTGAGTTTAAAAAAATAGAGGATAAGTTTAACAAAGAGTTTAATAAATTACATTGGTATGATCAGAGAGTATTTGAAATTGTAGCAAGTGGAACTAAGATTAGTGAGCTGAGTAGAAAATCTACAATTACTTATATTAGTTTGTATAATACATATACAAAAGTTAAGAAGTTATTAAAGAATAAAATAGGATTATGAAACTGGGAGATTTAGTAGAATTAATTATCAGAAAAATAACCTTTGGTTATGGAAAGACAATAGCAAAATCTGTAGCTACATTATTTGGTTACAAAGATTGTGGTTGTGATAAAAGACAAGATGAAATGAATAAATATAAAATTACAAAAAATGGCATTGAGAAGTTATAGTGAACAAGTAAAACAAAAGATGATTGAAATAGATTACCAATCATTTGATAAGTTCCTTGAAATAATAGAAACTGGTTTTGGTGATAGAGATTTGCAAATAGTATATGAATTACATGCAAAGTATTTTTATCACAATTTTAATATTCCTTGTGGATGTGGTGGAGCTAAAAAGATTGATGTAATAAATAACTGGATAGCTGATTTAAAAAAAGTTTTTGCTAATGGTGTTCAAGCCAAGTAGCTATGAAAATGAAGGGAACTGGAAGAAAGGATCTTTGTCTGAAGAAAAGTTTAGAACCTTCATGAATGAAATAGGAGTTGGTGCTGTAAAAACATCAGCTAGAGTTGACAAGTATGATCATGTAGATTTTATTGTTGGAGAGAATACTCCAGTAGATTTAAAAGGAGATAAAAATACAGATGCAGTTTGGTTAGAGATTAAGAATGTTTGGGGAGGTAAAGGATCTCTATATGGAAAGGCAAAATATATGGTAATAGAATATTTAGATATTAATACTTATATTTTTTATGATAGATTAGAATTAGTTAAGTATATTAAAAGATTCAAAGATGTATGTAAACACAAATCTGATTATCATTGTTTATATACTAGAAAAGGAAACAAAGATCAGATAGTAAAAGTTAAAGAAAAAGACATTAAACCATATGAAAAACATAGATTTCAATACAACATTTAAAGCAAAAGATTTTGATAGAGAGTTAGTCAGTAAAAAACTAGACAACTTAAAAGATCTACAGTATTTAGTTAATTCAGAATTAGTAAATAATCAGCTTAGCAAGTGGAGAGCTACTCAGCCTGATAATGAAAACTTAAATAAGTTTACTGAGGCTATGCTTAACATAGAGCTTTATGTAAATGAATTACAAAATGATAGGCATTTATTAATGCTAAGTATAGATGAATATAGATCAGATAAAATAAGAGCAGTTGAAAGAGCTAGAAAAGCAGAGAGCAAAGAGGATTGAATTATCAGTAGATTTACTCCTAGAAGATAGCAGTATATACTTTGCTGCTCAGGAAGAAATTGAAGGACTATTCATTGATCAGATAAACTTTATGTTTATGACATTTGATAAGTTACCTAACATGTATGAGGATGTACTTGTCAATTTCAAAGCCATAGATTTATATGCAATGGTAGTTTCAAAGAATTATCATGTAGCATATAGAACATTATATATTAACCTAGAATTAAAATTAGAAGAATGAAAAAAATAACACTATTAGATGGTAAAACATATGACCAAGAAGAACTGGTAACAAAAGCATATGATGATGATTATTATTATGGCTACCTATCAAAGTTTGCATTGAGTTCATCAGCAGTTAAAAACTTATTATCCTCACCTAAAACATACAAACATATTATGGAGTATGGATCACCAAGTTCTCAAGCATTAAGGGATGGATGGTTGGTGCATGCTTGTGTATTAGAGAATCATGTGTTCCAGGAGCAGATTTTTGTAGATGTACAATCAAAGAATACAAAGAAATATAAAGAGGCAGTTGCTGAACATGGCAAGGTGTTTACTATGAAAGAGAAACATGATGCTGAAAGATTAGCTGATGCTTTACTTAGAAATGAAATGGTATTAGAAAAACTAAACAACTCAGATTTTGAAGTAGCAGAAGTAGATACAATTAGATCTAAGTCAGGTATTGATTTCCCATTTAGAGCTAAGGCAGATATATTAGGAAACAACTCAACAATGTATGATCTGAAAAGCACAAGCTCAATAGAGGGATGGAAGTATTCAGCTGATAAATATGGATATGATGCTCAAGCATTTATCTATGGTCAGGTTTGGGATATTCAGCCTGAAAATATAGGCTTTATTATTATAGACAAAGGATCACTTGATATAGGATATGCTCAAGTTACTGAGGAGTTTTACTTAAGAGGTGCTGCAAAAGTGTATAGAGCTTTAGAAATTTATGAGGAATGGTTTATGACTGAAGCAGATTTAGATCAGTATTATTTAAATATAGAATTATGAAACATTACATACCAAAAGAAGATTTAAGATATTACCTAAGAACTACAAAGAAAGACATAGATTTCCAACAAAGAGTACTCAGGTATTTCTGTTATGGATTTCCAATGTTTGCATTTTGGAGTGCTATGGCAATTAATTTTTTATTTTATATATTTACTGGAAAGGCAGGATAGATGATAATGAAAGTTTGTTGCAGATGTGAGATAGAGAAACCAAGATTTGAGTTTCATAAAAAGACAAGCAGTAAAGATGGATATGATAATAGATGTAAGGACTGTAAAAGAAATTACAATAAGACATGGGCAGAGAACAATAGAAATCATGTCAGAGAATATAATAGAAATTTTGTAAGAAATCAAAGAAAAGATCCAGTTAAAAGAATGTACAAGAATCTAATGTCTAGGGCATCTAAGTTTAAACAAAAGAAAAGTTTAAAAGTAAACAAAAGCTATAAGGAAATATTAGGATGTACAAGAGAGTATTTAGGAAGATACATTGAAAGTAAGTTTGATGAGAATATGAACTGGAGTAATTATGGAGGTTATTGGGAAGTAGATCATGAGATAGAGTTGTTTAGATGTCATGATGTTGAGGACTTTGAATTAATAAATCACTTTACTAATCTAAGACCATTAGAAAAGACAAAAAATAGAATGAGAAATTATGAGTAGAAAAGATTATCCAGTTTGGACTGGAGTTATAAATTACTTTCCTGATGCTTTAATGGAAGTATCAAGAGTGAGTAAGATTGGAAATGACCAACATCATAAAGGCAAACCATTACATTGGGATAAGAGTAAGAGTATGGATCACCTAGATGCTTTAGCTAGACATCTACTGCAAGCAAAGCAAGATGATGATGATGGTGTATCACATTTAGCAAAAGTAGCATGGAGAGCTTTAGCAGCATTACAGGATTACATAGATAAGAATGGGAAAGATTAAAAAAAGTTACATATTTTCAATACAAGACACTTTGTTTGGTCATAAAGAAGTTATAGGCTTTGGAAGTGATAATTTCTTTATTAGGGTTATAGAAAGAAACCTAGCTAATAAGATAATAAAAGAAAACCATTATAGTAAGAAGTTTTATAATCTTACCTATATACATCTAGGGGTGTATGAAGAAGAAGAGTTAGTTGGTGTACTTCAGTATGGTTATGCTATGAATCCAGCTAGTTGCTCAAGTGTTGTAGAAGGGACAGAGACTAATCAATACTTAGAACTAAATAGGATGTGGCTAAGTGATAAAATAAAACTTGAATACCCAGAAAGTAGGGCTATTAGTTATTCAATAAAATATATAAGAAGAAAATATCCTAAAATAAAATGGATACAATCTTTTGCAGATGAAAGATGTGGTGGCTTTGGCATAGTTTATCAAGCCTGTACTTTTTCTTATTATGGGGAACATAGAAGTAACTTTTGGGAATTAGAAGGGAATGTTTATCATAATATTACAATGACAGTATCAAAGGAATCTAAAAGATATGAAGGTGAGGCTAGGTATCTGCAAGAGAACAAGGAAAGGGCTAAAAGATTAAACCTAAGGCAGTTTAGATATATTAAGTTCATAGATCAAAGAGAAAAGAAGAAGTGCCTTTTAAAAGAACAAGATTACCCAAAACATTATAAATAAATAAAAATGATGAGAACTAAGAGTAGGATCAGAAGTCTGATAGATGAAATAGAAACACTATCAAACATAAACATATTTCAAAACACAAGAAGAAGAGAGGTAGTAGAGGTAAGGTCATTACTATATACTATTCTAAGAAATTTCTATAGGTTTAATCTAAGGGAAATTCAAGACTTGTGTTCTGAGCATGGATATGAGATAACACATGCAAGTGTAATTCATAGTCTTAAATCTTTTAATATATATAAATCTTATAACAAGAATTTAGATGATTGGTTTCATGCAGTCATAATTGAATTAGAGGAAGATGTTGCATCTCAAAGAATAGATTTTATTAAACCAAAACTTAAGTATTTGTCTGAGGAGAATCTTTTAAAGTTATCAACAGTTGTTAAAGAAATGTATGAGGAGGCTATTATAAACATGAAAGAGGAGAGTTTACAAACTTTACAAACTTGACATAAAAAAGACAAAAAAGGAAATGGCAAAGGATAAAGGAAAATTTTTAGAAGTGTTTGCATCTAAATTAGGGAATGTAAGTAAGGCATGTGATGCTGCTCAAATTAGCAGACAGACCTATTATGATTGGATGAAAGAAAAAGAGTTCTCAGGAAAGGTTGAGGAAGTAAGAGAAGGTCTATTAGACTTTGCAGAACACCAGTTATTATCTAACATAAAAGATGGTAAGACTGCAGAGATTCTATTCTACTTAAAAACCAAAGGAAAGAAAAGAGGATATATAGAAAGACAGGAGCTTGATACAATAGGTGATAAGTTATTTGAGGTTAAGATACTAAAGAATGAAACAGATACAGACTAATGTTGTATTTGAACTACTAGAAAAGAATACATCAAAAATAACATGCTTACAAGGAGGATCTAGATCAGGTAAAACTTACAATACTCTATTATGGATTATATTCTCCTATTGTAATAAGAATACTGGGAAAGTTATAAGCTGCTGTAGAAAGACAATGCCCAGTTTAAAGTCATCAACTATCAGAGATTTTTTAGAGATCCTTAGAAATAATGATTTGTATTCTGAAATCTATCACAACAAAACATCTAATGAGTATTGGTTAAATGGAAACCTAATAGAGTTCTTCAGCTTAGATATGGGATCAAGGGTTAGAGGTAGAAAGAGAGACCTCCTATTTATTAATGAAGCTAATGAGATTGACTATGAAGCATGGAATCAATTACTATTTAGAACAGATGGAAGAATCATATTAGATTACAATCCTCATGATCAGTTCCATTGGATATATGATAAAGTGTTAGAGAGGGATGATGCAACTTTACACATCTCAACATTTATGGATAATCCATTCTTATCAGAAAACTTAAAGACTGAGATTAAAAGACTAAAATATACAGATCATGATTACTGGTTAGTCTATGGATTAGGACAAAGAGGACAAAGCAGATCATTAGTATTCAAGTTTACTACATGTAATAAGATTCCTGAAACAGCTAAACTACTTTCCTATGGATTAGACTTTGGATTTGCTAGTGATCCTTCAAGTATGTGTGCTACTTATATAGATGGTGATAACATGTATTCTAAGGAGCTTTTATATAAGAAAGGATTAACTAATCAAGATCTAGCTTTAGAGTTTGTTAAACTGGGTTTAGATAGAAGGGATGAGATATATGCAGATAGTTCAGAACCAAAGAGTATTGAGGAGATTCATAGAATGGGATGGAACATAAAAGGTAAGAAGAAATATGAAATCAATTATGGAATAGACCTGATCAGAAGATACAAGCTGCATATCACAAAGGACAGTACTAATGCATTGAAAGAACTAGAGAACTATAAATACATAGAAGATAGAAATGGAGATCCAACAAACAAACCAGTTGATAAGTTCAATCACTTCTGTGATAGCTTAAGATATTCTGTAGTTCATAAACTATCCTATCCTAACTATGGGAGGTATGCTATCAAATAAAAAAAGGAGGGAAATCCTAAGACCTCCTCTCCTATTGACTAACATTAATATGAAAAAAACACTACATTGAATCTACTAAGTTAGCTAGGATAACTAATCCAATAGCTGAGATCCAAAGTAATACTGTTATTAACCATAAAGGTAGTTTAAAATATTGAGTTAATTCTTTTAAGTCTTTCATAATTAAAATTCTAAGTTTTTATATTTTTCCATAATCTGTTCATTTGTAGAATCATCAATGTAATAAGTATAGCCATTGATTTCTATATATACTGAGTCTTTTGATCTAACATCTATTTTCATATTAGTTGTTTTTTAAAAAAGGGAATTTGTTTAATGGATATGTTTTTTCATGTAATTCTTCTAATTCAGGAATTACTTTATCCCAGTCATAAAACCAATCTGCATAATCTTTTGTCAAAATAGTTATAAACCTTTTTGTTGTTATATTAGAGACTTTTACTTTATCAGAATCAAAGTAATTGTCTATGATTTCTTGCTCCTCCATAATGCTCCACATTGTGTGGTCAATAGAACCATTTATCATTACTGGTGCTTCCCATAAATCTATAAAGAAGTTGTTTTCATCTCTTTCCTCAATATAGACACTACATCCATCTATTGAGTAGATATTTAGTTTTGAATTGTTTTTAAAGTTTTTCATAATAGTGTTGTTTTTCATATTTGATATAAATATAATACATTATTATACAACTACCAAACTTCTTGAAAACTTTTTTTAAAAACTTTTAGATAAATGTATTATATAGGTATGGAAATAGAGGTTAAAGTACCTGAGAACTT